AGCCGTCTGTAGCTTCAAGAGCCTCCCAAAATCCATTTGGACCCAACTGGGCTGTACCTCGTATGGTTGCTCGCCGGAAAGGCCTAGTAAACTCTGGGCCTGGGAGCAGATCGGAGCTGGGTGGTGCATTGGTGGCGAGTGACGGCATGACTAAAGTGTCTGCCGCTAAGCCGATTTTTTGCTCCAGGGTCCTAGCTGCTTTCTCCCCCATGGGCCTATGGCCATTTAAGAGCTGCGAGATGTAAGAAGCATCAAGATCATACTTATCGGCGAATTCTTTAGCCTTCATGAGGCCAATCAGGCGCCGCAAGGCTTGCACGCGGAGTTCATTGATATTCATCCCTGAATTTTTACGCTCATTTAGCAGTTAGTAAATTACAAAATGCTATTGCTCTAGTGTTTAGCAATTGCTAATCTTGTCGCACGACAGGAGACGGCCATGACCTTGCACGACTACATCAAAGCTTTAGATAAATCTGCACTTGATACGTTTGCAGAGCGCTGTCTCACATCCGCAGGACAGCTTAGGCAAGTCGCATACGGAAACCGCAGGGCTAGTGTCGGGTTGGCTGTTTGTATCGAGCGTGAGACTCAAGGTGTTGTCACCTGTGAGCAGCTTCGTCCAGACATTGATTGGGCGTATTTGCGTGGCTCAAAGGGTGCATAAAAATGCTGAGCTGGGGCCTCTCACCATAAGAATCTCCCCAGCCCAGCAGTGGCGGTACGCAGCACACACCATAACGCCACATGAATCACCAGCCTGAAACCTCTCACCAAAGAAACTCCAGGCCGGAAGTAACGAGCTACACAAGGTACATGCAAGTCGCTACATAGCGCGTCGGCCCAGGACCTCTCACCATAAGAATCCCCTGGGCCGACTGGAACGATGAACCGTGCTGCACAGCACGATTCGCACAGCACATCGGTCGTGGTCGTAGAATAGAGCGAGTTTGACTCTACGGCCACACCGTAAACAGGGGATTTACGGTTATGAGTCGCACAGATCTTTTGCCGGGCGCAGGCCCGGTCCTTTCGCTGCGCAAAGCCCTTTACCGGGCAGGCCATGATTATCGGGGCGGTGTGACTGCTCTGGCGCTGGACATGGTCATCGATTACGACACCCTCCAGAAGAAGCTAAAGCACGACGAAGAGCGCCGGTGGCTTGATCCTGATGAGCTGGAAGAGGTGATACGCCTGACGGCAAATCCCTTGCTGCTGGATGCCCTGATGCGGCCTGCTGGCATGGTCTGGTACAAGCCGGAAGTGGCGGCACCGACCAAGGAAGCCTTGCTGGCGGTCAGCAAGGTGCTGCACCAGACGGGCTTGTTTGTTTCCAGCATGCACGAAGGTGCCGCCGACAACATCTGGGAGCCGCGCGAAGTTGAATGCCTGGAGAAGCACGGCGCCGACGTGATCCGCGCGGTGTTGGGCATCATGGCCGGGGCCAGGGAAGCGATGGAGGCCCGTCAAGATGACTGACGTTATCGATATCGCCAACGACCAGGCGGAGTACTTCCTACAGGTGGCGTTGGATCGCCGTCCGCGCCCAACGTGTGCCGTCAGCGCGCAAATCTGTGAGGATTGCGACGAACCTATCCCGTTGCTTCGCCAACAGACGATCCAGGGTTGTGCAACCTGCGTCAGTTGCCAGGGGTTGCGGGAGCGGCGTAGATGAGTGATCACGACAATATTTTGCCTACCGCTGATTGGGCTCAGTTCTACATCGATGCATTCGGTTTGGCATTAGTCCCGATAGAACCTGGTGAAAAGGGTCCGAAGGGGAAGGGTTGGAACAAGCCGGGTGGCTACTTCACAGAGTCGGCGAAGGCTGCCGCGTTTTGGGAAAAGAAGCCCCAGCACAACCTCGGCGTTGTCTTGGGGCCGAGTCGGATCTGTTCTCTGGATGTTGATGATGTTCAGTGGGCACGGCACGTGCTGTATGACCTGCTGGAAATTGACCTTGATGCGATGGCTCTGGTGTTTCCGACTGTAGTTGGCAATCCGGCGCGCTTCCGCATTATGTTCCGCGTTCCTGATGGTGTTGAGTTGAGCCGGGTTGCACTTGCATGGCCCAATGAAAAAGACCCTGATGGTTCGATCCACAAAGCTCTGACGGCAAAGGCCAAAGCCGCCAAGGACGCTGGTGATGCAGTGGGTGAAGCCGAAGCGCGTGCCGAGGCTGATGAGTATCAGCGCATCACCGTATTCGAATTGCGTGGTGGGTTGGTGCAAGACGTATTGCCGCCATCGATTCACCCAGGTACCGGCAAGCCCTACACCTGGCGCACTCCCCCAAGCTCTGTTGATGGCTTGCCAGTGCTTGCGCCTGAGTTGCTGAAGATCTGGAACAACTGGGACATCTTCAAGCGCGATGCCGAGGCCGCGTGCCCGTGGGCACCGAAACCGAAGACACCTCCGGCAAAAGTCATCAAGCATCCACCGTCTGCCGCAGGCAAGCCGTCTGTTATCGATGAATTTAATCGCTGCCACGACGTTGCAGAGCTGTTGCGTGCACACGATTACATCAAGCGCGGCAGTAAGTGGCTGTACCCGCACAGCAGCACCGGCATGCCGGGTGTGACGGTCAGCGACGGCAAGGTGTATTCGCATCACGGCGCTGACCCGCTCGCGAACGGGCATCAGAACGATGCGTTCGAGGTGTTCTGTTTGCTTGAACACGCAGGTGACCAATCGAAGGCGGTGAAGGACGCTGCACGGATGCTGGGTATGCAGCATTCAGCGAAGCCTGATCCGCGTGATCTTCCCCCACCCCCATCCGGTGATTCGAGCGGGCCGCACCCGGCTGCCGCCGTCGCGTCCAGCGAGGCCGCTCCTGCATCTGACGGGGGGGCGGGGGAGGTTATGACACTTGACCTCTTGCTTCGTCGTTTCGCCTTGGTCGAGGGGACCACGCATGTGTGGGATTGCGACCAGTCGCGGGTAATGAAAAAGTCAGCGTTCGAAGCACGGGTCGGCAAGCCGCTGGCCAAAGCCTGGTTGGATGAGACGGGCAAGCGTTTGATCTCTGATGAGCATGTCCGTGACATCGAGCAGACACGACGCATGGCCGGCAAAAAAGGTGGTGCCTTGGGCATGCCACCGACTGATCGCTATGTGTACATCGACGGCACCAAGGACGTGTGGGACAGGGAAAAGAAACGGCGTGTAGCCGAAGGCGCGGTAAAGATGGCCTTGGGTGACGCTTACGCGCTGTGGCTGAACAGTAGCGAGCGCCGGACTGTGGATGTGGACCATATCGTGTTTGACCCGACCATGACCAAGGATCCGGTTGTGTACATCAATACCTTTGATGGACTGCCGCTGGAGCCGGTCAGGGACGATGCTGCTTGTGCCAACTTGCGGTGGCTGATTTCGTTCCTATGTAACCACGATGAAAATGCGGCGCTCTGGTTAACTCGCTGGCTGGCATTTCCGCTCCAGCACCTGGGTGCCAAGATGGATACCGCAGTGCTGATGCACTCCAGCATGGAGGGTTCAGGTAAGAGTCTTTTTTTCGCCGATACCTTGGGCAGGCTTTACGGTCAGTACGCTGCAACAGTTGGGCAGACGCAGCTGGAAAGCAATTTCAACGCCTGGCAAAGCCGTAAGTTATGGGCAGTTTTCGAAGAGGTTGTGAGTCGAGATCAGCGTTACAACCAGGTGGGCAAGATTAAGCATTTGGTCACGGGCAAAACGGTGCGGATGGAATCCAAGTTCATCAATGGCTGGGAGGAATCCAACCATATGAACGCGGTTTTCTTGAGCAACGAGATCATGCCATGGCCGATCAGTGACAGCGACCGCCGGATGCTGGTGGTTTGGCCCTTGGAGACTTTGCCGGTGGAGCGCCAGAAAGCCATCGGCCAGGAGCTGGAGCAGGGTGGCGTCGCGGCCCTTTACGGCTGGCTATTGTCGGTTGATTTGGGTGACTTCAATCAGCGAACACGTCCGCCATCCACTGACGCCCGTGAGCGGCTAGTAGCCCTGAGTCGGGCCGGCTGGCAGACATTCCTACACCTGTGGAAATACAGCGAGTTGGGTCAGGGGCTCTGGGGGCCGTGCCTTTCCACTGACCTTTACTCGCTGTTCTTGGAGTGGTGCCAACGCAACAAGGAACACGTGATGAGTCAGACGAAGTTCTCGCTGTTCATCAATTCCGAAGTGGAAAAGACGCGTTCGATACCCTGGACGGATGGCAGTAATCGCAAGTTTGGTGCGTTCTTTTTTCCCGTTGATCAGGATGCTTCCCCGCCCCCATCCCTGAAGTCGGCCGAGCTTGGCACGATGGTCGTCGCCTGGCGGGCAAAGGCGAAGCTGGCTGGCTGGAATGTGGACAGCTGGGACCACATTAAGGCGGCTGCCGCATGACTACGCCTCAAAGTGTGTTGGGTGTGTCGGGTGTGTGTCGGGTTGATTTTGGCTACCCAACACAGTTTCAGTCCTTTATTTGCGCGGTTTTCCGGCGTCTGTGTTGGGTGTGTTGGGTTTGGCGTCGCGTGCGCGCATGCGTGACGTTAATTTCACCGAAAGCGATGTCCGTGAATTTTTGTTATGCGAGGACAGAAAAACCCAACAAACCCAACACACTCAACTCAAAGTTAATAAGAGTGTTGATTTTAAAGGGATTTATTTGTGTTGGGTTTGTGTTGGGTAGCGGTTTTTCTGTGTTGGGTTCGGTTTTTCGGGGGGAAGGGCGATGATCGAGGAAATGGAAGCATTGATGCAGCATTGGGGCACTCAGCACTGCCAGGTTGGTGACGGTGGTGGTTTGGGAAGTCCGATGGCGACAATCATGCAATACGGTGGATGCGCTCCACGTGGCACGCCTGGATCTCGCGATCTCATGATGTCGGCCGGTGGTGGCATGGATCACGCCAGTAGCGAAGTTGCCGCCGCAGTTGCACAACTTGAACGCCAATCGGAGAAGGGCGCTCAGTTGGCGTTACTGGCTCGCAATCGTTACCTGGCCCAGCCTCCGATGACGGTGCGTGAACAAATGCGCTTGCTACAGCTCGCCGAGGATGCAGACCGGACTTACAGGAATTGGGTTCATCGCCTGCATCAGCAGGTGCAACTCATCCTCACGGTTCGCAGTGCCACAACCCGGGGACTTGATCGACGCAGTGGTGCGCTCGATACCAACCTAACCCGAGCAGCAACAAGCAAGCGTGCTCGGGCCTACTAACTACCGTTCGTCGGGGCGCTTTGTCGTGTTGTGGTCGTATTGTGGTCGTATTCATGTCGTTTGCTGACCTACCGAAAATCACCTCTTTTCGGTTTTTCCGGAGGGGGGTAAAAAGTGCCCACGATATGAAATTTGCGCCTTGGCGCTCCCCGAGCACGTGCTGTGCACTCCGTCTTGGCTCTCGTCATGACACTGAAACCCTGCCCCCCGGCGGGGTTTTCTTTTTTGTGCTCGGCACACTCCTTCACTTGAGGCACAACATGACAAATGAGCAGCAAGCGCTGGCAGAGATGCCGATCTGGTTAGTGATCGTCCTGGCTTTGGTCGGTGGCGTTTCGGGAGAGATGTGGCGAGCGGACAAAGACGGGGCGCGCGGTTGGGTATTGCTGCGCCGCCTGGCACTGCGGTCCGGTGCCTGCATTGCCTGCGGGGTGTCGGCGATGATGCTGATGATTGCGGCGGGTATGTCGATCTGGGCGGCTGGCAGCTTGGGTTGCCTGACCGCGATGGCCGGCGCCGATGTTGCCATCGGCCTCTACGAGCGCTGGGCTGCCAAGCGGCTGGGCGTCAGCGAAGTGTCCGCCGAATCGAGTCGCCCTGAATAGCCCTCACCAGCCACATATTAAGCAGGTCTCCTGAAATGAATGAATCCAGGCAGCAGCAGATGCTTGCAGGGCAATCTTCTATTGCTCAAAAAGTCTTTGGTTACGTACCGATCCAAACGAGCTGGAGCGTTCCCGCTATCCACGCCGCCGTTCAGGCAGCAAAAGCCACTGGTGCTACAGCCCCTGCAATACGCCGTGCTCTTGGCGAGCTCAAAGACGCCGGTCTTATCCGGGAGCCAGTAGCCGGAAAGTTTCAGCGTGATGCAGCCAACCCAAAACCAAAGAAGGAGCAAGTCGTGACTCAGGTAGCCAAGCAGACCGTTGTTTCGATCAAGAAGCCTGAGGGCGCATTGGATGTGCTGGCGGCACTGTCTGGTGAGGTGGTGAGTCTTTCGGACGAGTTCAGCAAGCGCATGAAGGCGTTGGCTGGTCGTATCGAAGAGGTGGCCCTGTCGGTTGAGGCTGAGCGCGAAAGTAATGCCGAAGCCATTGTCAAAGCCAGGCGCCTGCAAGAGGCGCTGCGGGAGTTTGCGTAAGTACCCGGGTTTGCGAACCCCGGGCCTTCACGCCCTCGGGTGTCAGCGAAGCGCCTCCGCCGGTGCGGAACAGGGATGATGCACCGTTCCGGGGCACCGAAAATCGCCGGGGACCCTGGGGGTATTCGGTGGGTACGGGGTCGGAAACCCGCGGGAAAGTGTTAGCGGACAGTTCACCAGCTTAGTGAACTGGGGTGAACAGGTGAACCCCCCGAATTCATTAGGTGAACAGGACATTCCATCATGACGGTAATCAGCAAAACGGAGTTTGCAGCGCGGCGTGGCTGGGCTAAATCCTATGTTTCCAAGTTGGCTAATCAGGATCGTCTGGTACTGAC